CGTACAACGTGTCAACGGGGAGAGACCGCACCTCAGGAATCGCGGCGGCGATTCGACCTGCGCCGAGCGCGCGGGTCGCCTGAGACGGCGCAAGATCTCGGCCACAAAGCGCGTTCCAGTGCGCCACTTGCGACAATCGCTTTCCGTCATTGTCGATCGGACAGGGGAGGTCACCCTCCCGCATACGCCAAAAGACGAGCGCGGCGGCGGAGGATCGGGATTCGGCATCGTCGGCGAGCGCGACCGCGGCCGACGCGTCGAACGCGCCGCCCGCGATAGCGGCCGACTGCGCATCGGTCAACGCGTCGGCGAATCGCAACGTTTCGCCGGTCCCGGATTGCATCGACGTTTTCCCGGTCTGGGTCCGGGTGACGATGGCGCGGGGGAGGGTGAGGGTGACGGTAGTATCGGTCTTCGACATTACTAGACTCCGGGACGGGGAGGGTGTACGCGTTCGGACAACGTGTCAGAACCGCGCGGATCCCCGATCCACTTCGTGGAGTCTATATCGGATCCCGTACAACGTCAACCAAAAAGATCGGATCCGGCGCATATTCTTTCAACGCGTTGCAACGTGTCCGGCCGGGGAGATACCTCCCGGCATCCGGTCCGGGGAGGCGAATCGACGGACCGGCGCGGGGAGGCGACCGCGCGGGGAGGCGACGACCGACCGCCACCGATCGGACCGCCGCCGCCCATGGGGCCCCAGCCTGCGGCTCGCTGTCACGGAAAAAAGTTTGCCACCCCACCCCGGTAGTTTGGGAAATAATGCTATCCCCCCCCAGAAATCGACACGGCTTTTTCACCCTTCCTATGGACCGTCAACTATAGTTGACTCCATGAACAAGCGAGAACTACGACGCGAGTTGGTCGAGAAGGGCGTTTGGACGCGGTTCTGCGCGAAGAGGAATCAGTATGAATCAGAAGGGATGAAGCCGGATGAGGCGTATGGCAAAGCGGCGTCGGAGTTGTTGGGTCGGCCGGTTGGAAAGAAGGAGTCGGATGCTGGAGGCGAGGAGTTGGATGGGGTTGTGGAGTCGGATGTTTTCTCGGGGCAGGGTGCATCGACGCCAGAGTGTGTAGCGTGGGTGGCGAAGCACATGATGGTGAAGGATGTGCAGCCGAAGCAGGCCCCGAGCAGCGAGGCTTGGTCGATGTTGTGTTGGGCGAGGAGGAACAACCAGAACGAGGCTCAGTTCTGGGGTCAGATTTACACCAAGTTGCTTCCGAGCCGTAGTCAGTTGGATGCGGAGCAGCGTTTCAAGGATGACGGCCGTCGCGTGCTGGGGTTGATCGAGAAGTTGCGAGGTGCTTGATGGGCCACCAGCAGTTTGACGAGGAAATGACTTTTGAAGAGATGAGGGGTCATTTCAAGAAACCTGACGGACGGAACATGAGTCGTCAGGGTGTCCAGTCGTTCCATGCGAGGACGTTGGACAAGGTCAGATTTTTGCTGTTGCGTGACCCATTGGTTTGCGAGTGGCTTAGGGAGAGGGGGCTTTTGGACAATGAGTGAGTATTACGACATTGTTCCGAAGGGTGAGGCTGACAACCTTGAGTTCCGCCGCCGGATGTTGGAGTCGTCAATCGACAACCATGAGTCGCAGGCGGAACTTTGGATTGCTTGTTCTCGCGACTTGTTGTTCTACGTCAACACGATGTGTTGGACGTACGACCCTCGCAAGTCAAACGGCGTCTTGCCGTTTATTACCTACGGTTTTCAAGACGACGCGATGATGCAGATCCACGACTGCATCGTTGATGGTCGCGACTTGGTGATCAAGAAGAGTCGCGACATGGGTGCGTCGTGGATGTTGTTGACGGTGTTCGAGTGGTTCTGGCATTTCCGTGACGGCCAGAGTTTCTTGTTGGTGAGTCGAAACGAGGACTATGTAGACAAGACTGGCAACCCGAAGGCGTTGTTCTGGAAGATTGACTTCATTCACAAGCATCTGCCGAACTGGATGCTTCCTCCGATGACCCGGACCAAGTTGAGGCTGACCAATGACGAGAACGGAAGCACTATTGACGGCGAATCTACTACTGGTGATGTTGCTCGTGGCGACCGACGGACGGCCATCGGCCTTGATGAATTTGCTGCCTTCGAGGTTGATTCCTCGTATCGGGCGTTGGCTTCGACGCGAGATGCGACGCGCTGCCGAATTTTCAATTCCACGCCTGCGGGCAGCAGTAATGCGTTTTACGACATCGCTCACCAAGAGACGTTCGAGCAACTGAACCTGCACTGGTCGCTGCACCCCGAGAAGGCTGAGGGGCTGTACGAGCAGAACGGCAGGATGCGTAGCCCTTGGTACGACAACGAGTGCAAGCGGTGTGCGCATGCGCAGGAGATTGCGCAGGAACTGGATATTGACTTTGCCGGTTCGGACTACCAGTTCTTTGACCAGAAAATGCTAACGCGGCACATTGCTGAATTTTCAAAGCCGCCAATGAAGACTGGAGACGTTCGCATCCATGATGAATCGCTCCAAGTTATGGCGTTTGATTCGGTGCCTAACGGGCGACTGCGACTGTGGTTCGATCCCGGCACGACGGCGAAGGTGCCCTCGGACGGTCCTTACGCTATGGGTGTGGATATCGCTACTGGCACTGGTAGTAGCAACTCAGTTATCTCGATAGGCAACTGCAAGACCGGCGAGAAGGTTGCCGAGTTTGTGAGCAGCAAGACCCGGCCAGAGGAACTTGGAAAGATCGCCGTGGCACTAGCCCGGTGGTTTGCCGATTCAACTGGCAAGGGTGCTTATATGGTCTGGGAAGCACCCGGCCCCGGTAGGAACTTCGGGGATGTTGTTATTGAATCGGGATATAGAAACTTCTATTACAAAGAAGATGATGCTAAACTGAAGCGGGGAAGTGGAAGCAGGATTCCGGGTTGGTGGCCTACGAAGGACAACAAGCGTGCTTTGTATGCCGAATACAGAGACGCATTGTTGAATGGTAGGTTTCTAAACCGAAGTAAAGATGCGTTGACTGAGTGTCGAGAAATCGTATATACGCAAAACGGTTGGATTCAACATTCAAAGACGAACTCTTCGATGGACCCGAGCGGTGCCCGTGAAAACCACGGAGACAGACCCACCGCAGATGCCCTTCTGAACCTTGCAATGAAGCAAAAGGTTCAAAAGCAGGGCACGAAAGAAACGGTCATTTCCGAGGGTTCCCTCGCTTGGCGCAGGCGTGAGTTTGAATCACGACGTAAACGAGTGGAATACTGGTAATGGCCAAGGCAAGTAAATTCAACGACAAGATGAGCCGCCTTTCTGAGGCGATTATGTATAGCCGTCGCAAGATGCAGCCGTTTCGAGAGAACCGGCTTCGTGCGATTAGGCAGTATGTTGGCACCAACTACAGCGATTACGGAGCCGAAGACAAGGTTCCGGTCAATCTGCTTGAGATGGCGGTGAACATTTACCGCCGTCAGGTTGCTGCGAACCGCCCGCAGGTGCTTGTTCGCACCAAGAATCCGACCCTCAAGGCCGAGTCAGCCGACTTTGAGGCGATGATCAACCACACTCTTGATGAAATGGGCTTCGAAAACACCCTTCAGCGGTGGGTTTTGGACGCCATGTTTGGTCTTGGAGTGATCAAGGTTGGTCTGACGCCCGGTCGTGCGGGCGAAATCGACGGCTTCATGCACGATGTTGGCCAAGTCTTCGCCGACAACGTCGATTTCGAAGACTTTTGCTTCGACATGACCGCAAAGCGATGGGATCAAGTCCAATTTTGCGGCAATCGGTACACGCTGCCGTACGAAATGGTCATGGACATGAAGTTGTTTGGCAGCAAGACGCTTCAGCCCAACCCATATCACCGCGTCACGAACGAGCAGGGCGACGAACGGGTCACTTCACTGCAAACTGGCGGCGAAACGCTTGGCACCGAGCAGTACATGCCCGTCATCGAGTTGTGGGACGTGTGGTTGCCGTACGAAAACGTGGTTGTGACTGTTCAGGCTGACGATCACGCTGGCGGTTTCTACAACAACGAGCCTTTGCAGATTGTTGATTGGGCCGGGCCGGAGGTTGGTCCGTACCACCTGCTGTCTTACATTGATGTTCCGGGCAACATCATGCCGCTTTCACCGGCTGGCTTGCTTGTGGACATGCACGAACTGGTCAACAGACTGTTCCGAAAGTTGGGCCGTCAGGCCGAGCGACAGAAGACGTTGACCGTCGTGGCGGGCGGGGCGGAAGAGGATGGACGCCGCATCGTCAACGCTTCTGATGGCGACACCATCCTCTCCGACCGCCCAGAAGCAACGAGGGAGATGAAGTTTGGTGGTGTGGATTCCGCTTCGCTGGCGTTCATGATCCAGTTGAAGGACATGTTCTCCTACCTTGGCGGCAACCTTGACTCGCTTGGTGGTCTTGCTCCGAGTGCAAAGAGCGGCAAGCATGACTCGCTGCTTCGCCAGTCGGCGTCGGTCCGCATCGAGGACATGCAGCAGCGTACGACCGAGGCTGTCCGCAAGGCGGTCGAGTCGATTGCTGATTACATCTACTACGACCCGGCACCGTCAACTAAGGTTTACCGGGACATCCCGAATACTTCGTTGTCGGTGAAGGTTGACTTTGATCCTGAGATCCGAGAGGGTGACTTCTTGGACTTCAATATCGAGATTGCTCCGTACTCGTTGCAGTCTCGCAGCCCAAGCGAGCGGTTGCAGGCGATCAACCAGATCATGCAGCAGACGATCATGCCGATGGCTGGCATGTTGCAGCAGCGTGGCATCGTTCCGGACATGGAACGGTTCATGGAGATCGTCTCGAAGTATTCGCACATGTCGGAGATCAACGAGATCCTGAAGATCGCCGACTGGGCCGAGATGGAAACCATGAAGGAGATGAGTCAGGCTGGTGGCGAAGGTGCCTCGAAGGCACCAATGACCGAACGTCGATACGTTCGGGAAAACGTCGCCATGGGCGGTACTCGTGCTGGCCGGGACAACGCCATGACGCAGGCGCTTATGGGTGGCGGTGGAGACAACGCCATCAATCAGGCAGCAATGGAAGGCGAATGATGGCTAAGAAAAAGGGCAGCATGAAGGGCATGAGCATCAAGTCGGGCGACAAGCGTCCGACTAAGCAAGGTGCTGGCATGACCGCAAAGGGTGTTGCAAAGTATCGACGCCAGAATCCGGGCAGCAAGTTGCAAACTGCTGTGACCGAAAAGAGTCCAAGCGGCAAGCGAGCGAAGCGACGAAAGTCATTCTGCGCTCGATCGGCTGGCCAGATGAAGAAGTTCCCAAAGGCAGCAAAAGACCCGAACAGTCGCCTGCGTCAAGCACGAAAGCGGTGGCGATGCCGATAAAAAAATATCCAGAATCTGTTGAAAACTACGACGATTTCTCGTCAGCAGTTTCGAGTGCGATTGCTGCGTCGGGAGGCGGTGGTTCGGCGACCGATTGGAGTCTGAATCCCGATTCTTCAGGAGGTTCGGATGTTGTTCGGTTGTTTGAAGACTTCCTTGGATCAGACAACCGGAACTTCAAGTCTCATTCGCCATTCTTCAGTCTTGGAACATCATCCGCCTACTGGGATGATGCCTATGACTACACGCACGATTCGACCGGAGTAGTTCGGGCTAACACAACCGCTTCTGCGTATGCCAGAGCGGTCATCATGGGGCCGGAGGTTTACACCACCAGCCCGTCGCTTGGCGACGAGTGGACTGTTGAGATGCGTGTTCGGCCTGAATTGCACGCATCAGCGACAAACGCTTGGATTGGTCTTGGTTCCTTTTCGCCAAAGACTGATCTCAACACGCAGACCACCGAGCAGGTGCGAGGCTACGGCGATACTGCCAAGGCCGGATTCTATTGGTCAGCAAGCAGCACCTACTG